CTTTTTGTTATCATCACCGTCTGCAAGTTGAATTGATTCCATCAGTGCAAGATAGATTGCACGATCACGACACCACTTCTCAGTAGTATCCATCAACCATTGATAATCAACTGGTGTATTAGTTAGGAAACCATTAAGTTCACGTATTTCTTTGACTTCTGTTTCAGTAAGATCTGTGCGATTATCAACTTCAATATTTAAAGCTTCAATCGTAATCGTTGAACCATACTTGACAATAAACTCTGCGATCTGTTCAAAGGTGACTCTTTCAGATTTATTTTCATAGTAATCGGGTTTAATAAAAGGAATAACTTTACGAGAATATTCTTCATTGTATATTAAATTTTGAAGTATTGTGGTCTCAATCCGATCCATAGGAAAACTGCTTCTTGGCAATAGTGTCTAGTTGTTTCATTATATCATCAGTAAAGTATTCTGTCGGATTCTTTAATATCTCTTTACCATATATTTTCTTACCATTCATTTCATATCTACCTGCAACATTCTTCCACATACCACCAAGTTCTCCTAATTCAAGAAGACCATAGTATCTGTCAAGACCTCTCTCATCATAGTAAAGTCTTATTTCAACTTGTTGGTTTTCTTTTGAGAGTCTGGATTTAATCGTCTTAGCTTTAATAATGTTTCCAACAACTTCTGTCTTATCCTTTTCCTTTTTCTTTGAGAGATAAATGATTGTAGACGAGGCATATTTGAGGCCACTGCCTCCTCCCATTTCTTTAGTTGGGACATAAGATCCGATAACATCGTAGGTATGATTAGTAACAATAAGTGGAATATTTGCTTGACCAAGTTTAAGTGTAAGCATACGGAATGCTCCCTTCACAAGTTGTGATTTGGTCATATCACGGACTTGCTTGTCATCTAATGCGTCTTTTATCTCTTTCTCTGTTGACAACATGCCAAGAGAATCTAATACAAACATACAAGGTTTGCGATTCTCTTCTTCTGTCTTCAAGTATATATCAACTGCACGAAGTGCCTTGCTTCGGAACTCTTCGATTGTTACGACATTCACAACAACCAACCGTGTCGTATCAATTCCACGAGACTCCAGTAATCCTTTATTGACGGCTGCTTCAGTGTCAAAATAGAGACAATACCCATCAGGGTTAGTGTCCAGAAAGTTCTTGACAACAGCAAGCGAGAAATAAGTTTTACCAGTAGACGACTCACCAGCAATGGCAGTAATACGATTGCTGCTAACCCCGCCAAGAATAGACCCACTAATGAGTCCATTAAAAATGTAGGATCCTGTGTCAATGAATCTTTCAGTTTCATCAATATCTGACGCAATCTGCGTATATTCATCTCCTATCTCTTTTACTATTTCTTTTAAAAAATCCATTATACGAAAAATGATTCAAGGTTTACAGTTCTCTCAGCACTCCATCCAATTGAGTCGAGAATAATCTTAAGAGGTTCAAGGAACGACTTCTCAAATTGTAGGTCATAATCTATGTATTTGTCAAGGTTAAGTTCCTCTGGGAATTGTTGAATGAATGATATTACATTCTCTTGGATTGGATTTGGTCTTTTGAGATAACAAAATTTAATCTTCTCACCATTATTAATCAAAGAATATTTTTGTGTGAGTTTATTCTTCTTCACATAATGATTGAAGAGTAGAGCACCACGAGCATGAATTGGTGTTCCCTTTTCATAGATTGCATTGACACTCTTATACTTCTTGACATTACTCACAGTTCTTGGAAATGATATCTCCTCTGGTGGTAATGACCTAAACTTTGTTCGACAGTTTTCGATGAAGTCGATTACATCATCCTCTGTCTTTGTCATGATAAGTTTAAGAACATCTTTAATCATGGTGCGACAAGGTGCGGGCGTTGACGACTTGACTGCCTCAATACCCATCATCTTGAGTTTAGGTTCCGCATAACGGACACCCTCACTATCCCAGACATTCAAGATGTATCTTTTCTTTGCAGTCCAGATACCACGGTCAGCAATGTTCTCACGTTTCATAAACATCTTCTGCTCGTAAGCGTTGACGTAGTTGGCCAACGCTTCGTAAGAACTCGAAATATACTTTTCAAATTCCATCTCACAGATCTTGTTAAGGAACCCAACAACACTCTCAGTAGTCTTCTCTCGTTCTTTGTATATAACCTCGACCAGAGGGCCCAGATGCAAATAGATAGAATCGGTATCAACAGCAATAACATAATCTTCATCCTTTGTTTTAAGTATTTTGTTTAGATAATTATTCATCCGATCTTCAATCCAACGAATTGAAACCTGACCAGATAAAGTAATCGCTTCTGCATTTTCAAGTTTGTAATAACGAAAGTATTCGTTACCAATCGCACCATAAGCAGAGTTCAGTTGGATCTTACGAGCCATCTGAATATTATTGAATGTTGCGATATCTTTGACAAGTTTTGGATCTTTTGTATCCTCATACTTTTGTTTCGCAGCAAGCATCTTTTTCTTATACACAGTTCTTTCTGTGTATATCTTCTCCATGATTTCTGGTAGGAAACCACGAATGTCAGTGCGATACATTGCACCATTAGCACATACAGCAGTATCTTTGTATAGTTCAAAGTTTAGTTCTTCCGAAAGGATTCGATCAACCGTAGCTGTTGGATGTCGTTCATCCTTGAGGGTCTCAGGAGAAATGTTATATTGCATAATAAGGTGAGGATACAGACTATTAAGATCAAACGAAACCACCCAATCATACTTTCCCGGAATCGGTTCTTTGACATAAGCACCTGCATATTTTTCATTCTTGTTAGACCTGTTTTTTGGAGGAATAACAATATTTCTTTTCTTTAAGTAGTTATAGATTATTGTGTCCCACATACGAACCTGTGAGAATACATCAACATAGTTTGCCTTTGCGTCATAGGCCATCGTGATTGCAAGTTCAATCAACTTCATCTTATCCTCAAGACGGTCAACAAGTTCAACGTCAATGATGTTGTATTCTACAAACTTCTGCCAACCTTTTGTATAGAAATCCTTGAATGTATCAAACTCTGAGTGGTCAAGTTTCTTTTGTCCAAGTTCAACACTTGCGATATAATCCAAACGATATGACTCTTGTGCCTTATAAGTAAACTTCTTATAAAGATCAAGATAGTCCAACTGTGAGACACCACCAATGTCATAAGAGATATGTCTACGACCTGCAATAAAAGTTTCACACTCTGTCACCAGACCCCAAGGTGACATTCTCTTCATTAGTTTGCCACCAAGAACACGATCTAATCTACGACAAACATATGGAATATCATATAACTTACTGTTCCAACCTGTAATAACTTCTGGTGTATTATCTTCAATCATCCACCAGTTTATGAATGCATTTAGAAGTTCATACTCTGTGCTGAATGACTTGTAAATTACATTCTTCTGCTTATTATTGAAATCACCAACACCCCAAGTAATAATCTGTTTTGTAGTATAGTCTTGTATTGATATAAGGAGTATTTCTTCTGCAGCAGATTCTACATCAGGAAAACCATTCTCCGACTTTACCTCAATATCAAGGGTGACTAATTTAATTTTTTCAATATCAAACTTAACTTCCTGTTCTGGATACTTGTCCGATATGTATTGGTATATAAATCTCTCATTCCCATATACATCAAAGTTTTCTACATCAGCATACTTCTTTATAAACTCACGACAATCACGCACACTACCAGGTTTGATAGGTTCAACAACATCTCCTGTCAGTGTTTTATATTTACTTTTTCTTTTAGAGTTGACAAAAAGAGTTGGATAGAACTTCTCACGGGTTGCGAAGTGTTTACCATCTTCATAACCACGAACTAAGAAGTTATCTCCAACCATTTGAACGTTGGTGTAAAACCTCATTCTTCAATCAAATTTAAATATTGTTCTAATAGTGTAGGTGTTGGAACTGCTAATGTCAAGATTTTATCAGAACCCATCATAAATGTATCATCTCTTGTAAGATCCATCATAAATGGTTCAAGAATAGTTTTACCTGATTCTGTATTGACAACATATGGTTTTGTAAGTTTGCAATCTGGTTGTCCTATATCCTCTGCCACAACCTCATCGACCTGACTAACGATATAATGATTATTCGTCAGTGCTATTACTCTCACTTCCATCTACTTTCTCCAAATACATTTGCTTTACACTAGTTATAGGTTCAACGATTGTTAAAACTTGATTACCTGGTATTACTATTTCAGTATCACTTGTTAATAAAATCCAAGGTGTAAGTGTTACTTGAATTGATTTTTTATCATTTAATTTTTCAACTAAGTATGGTTGATCAATAACGACTCTATGTGGATTTTTAAGTAGATATCCAACTGGTTTTCCAGAGTCACTAAGTTCTTTTATGTCAGAAATAACTTGCTCGTTATCACTCAATATTGCTAGTTTAATAGCCATAATAAAATATATGTTACATATATTATACCATAAAAAAAGGGTTCGTCAAGAACCCTCTTCTTTATCAAATGCCATTTCAAAAGGTTCATCTTCATCTTCA